GGCTGCCGCGTGGAGCTGGTGCGCATGAAGGACCCGCAAGCGCCGCCCGTCGGCATCAGAGGCACCGTGCGCGGCGTGGACGATATCGGCAGCGTGATGGTTGCGTGGGACAACGGCTGCGGTCTGTCCGTGGCTTACGGCGAGGACGCCTGCAAGGTGGTGAGCGGCGATGAGTGAAACGGTCAAGAAGCAAATTCTTGCTATCCGCGACACCGGGCTCACAAATATGTTTGATGTCCGCACGGTACAGCGCATCGCAAACGACATAGGTTTCTACGAGCTGGTAGTGTATCTGGAGGAGCACCGGAGCGAATATGCGCATTTTATCCTCGCCGGCGAGGCGTAAACTACACGACTCCGGCGGGGATATTTGCTGTAAAGATCGTTCAGTTTATGTCGGTATATATCGCGAGATTGCCTTGCTATAGTGTGATTTTAGAGCGATTATGTGTACAACAAAACAAGGGAGGCACATACCATGACAGACAAGCAGCTCAAGCAAGCTAAAAGCCAGCTCCCGCAGGGCGAACGCTTCGACCGTGCCTACAGCGCCTACGAAGGCGGCATCAGGATGATTTCCAAGAAGGCCGACGGAACGGAGACACGCTACAAGGTACACTTCGACACCGACGGAAACGTGAGCCTCGAAAGATTCTAAGCCCAGCGACAGCGCCGGGAACAGCCCTTAACGGGGCTGTATCTCGTATACATAGATTTTTGAAGGCACCAAAGGGTGTCTATTTTTTGCTCTTTTCTTGGGTTGCAAGCAGTTTTTTATTTCTGCGGGATTTTTTAGCCCTTTGCGCGTCGTATGCTTTTTTGCATTGAGGGTCTCCGCAATAAGTATGCCTGTTGTTTCGCCGGATAAATGCTGTGCCACATATCGGGCAGGTCGTGAGCGTACCATCATATTTTTCTTTGCGTTGGCCTGCTTCTTCCGGGGGGCCGAAGTCCACAATCATTCGGGCAAGCGTATACCAAGCGATATCGAAAACGGAATGGACATCCGCAGCAAAGACAATGCTGTTGTTTTTCGGGTTTAGTTTTAATCGCATATGAAAATTCGGGATGATATCTATAAGAACATCCCGCAGCTCTTCAAAATAATCGAACGGCTCACGAGCAAACGATGTCGGTGGCTCTTCTATATCGGGCTTCTTCCCCAATTTTGCGTATGCTTTCATTATTTCTACGATATCGCCCAAAGCTTCAGTTTCCGGTACAGACTCCTGCTTTTCTGATTCCTCCCGTTTATACCGCTCAAAGAAAGGCAAGCCTTCGAAAAATTTGCCTTCTGTAGCCATGTTGAAAGCTTGGTCACTGTTACCGGCACATTCATCTTTCAGTGCAAAATAAAACTGCGCTGCCACATAAAACCTACCCAGGTCATGAATGAAGCCAGACACTCCGAACATGCCGTCACGCTCAATCCAATAGCCATTTTCCCCTGCAGTGATATCAATCTCCGAGAGCGTCGAGTATAACGAGTCTATGTCATATGGATGCGCGACGTTTTTGCAAAACTCAATAATCAATTCTTTGAACGGCTTCTTTTCGGAGAAGCTGTTTATTCTTCTGCCAAGATTATAGAGTTCCTGAAACAATTCTTTACCGGACAGACCATTTTGTTTGTCAATATCAGGCTCCATACCTTTGTATACGATTGGCTTGAGATACTCTACGTCATTCGTATCGTACTCGAACTCGTAGTCTTTGAAACGAAAAGTATGATAAATTAGCTGACCAATGCCGCCCACATCTCCAAATCCGATTATATCAGATGTGTTGTCAGCCTTTGACTCAACATAGTGCCCGAAATCATCGTATGGCATTTGTATTTCCCCCGTCGCGTTAAGAGTCACATTCAGAATTTTGCTATGTGTGACATTATATCGTACAATACAGTAGAAAACAAGAGCAACGAACAAAATTGTTTTCAAACCAGCGGACGTCAATCGAAGAGATTGTTTCCCTCGAAGATAGGAGTAGTTTGCCCATAAATAAATTAAAGGAGGAAATGGCATGAAATACCGAAAGAAACAGAGGGAGAACCGGAAGCTGAAGCACAAAGAGGAAATGATTGATAAGCACAACAGCTTCGGCATCAAGGATTTGACCCCGTACAACGCAGTCCTTCAGATGAGAACGAAAGACAAAGCAGCCATCGCACTCAAGTAGTGCGGTGGCTGCTTGTAAAATACAGAATGGAAGGAGAGAAACTTTATGGAAAAATCGACAATGAGCGTTCAGGAGCTTTCCATGCAGATGGGAATCAGCCTGCCGAAAGCGTATGAGCTTACAAAAACACCCGGCTTCCCGGCATTCCGTATCGGGACGAGGATTCTCATTCCGATAGAAGCCTTTCATAAATGGCTTCAGGAAAGCACGCTATCTGCTCGTGACGGGAACGGAAGTGATTCGACGCAATGAACACCGCACCTACAGCCTTCTGCGCCAATTGCAGAGGCGATGAAAGCAACTGCCGATATCCGAATAAAATCGTTATCGATGGCATTGAAGCATTCCGAAGGCTGGTCTCATATGACCATGTGTTCACGGAATTCAAGGATAATTACCGCAGCAACAAAAACTTTATCCGAGCATGGGGCTTGCCCGAAGATATCGACAACGACCACTCGGATAAGCCAGAGGATTGGATTTACCCGGCAGACATCGCCGCATTCTTCACCAATGTCCGGTATTTCATTCACTACAGCCGCCATCACATGAAGCAAAAAGACAGCAAATCTCCGAGGCCACGCTTCCATGTAGACTTCATTATAGACGAAGAGGATGACTATGAGACCTTCGCAAATTTGAAAAAACGGGTGTTCAGTGTTTATCCGTTCTTCGATGACCAAGCGCAGGATGTAGCGCGCTTCCTATACGGCACAGAGGACCCGAAGGTCGAATATCACGATGGGGCGCTAACACTGAAGGAGTTCATGAAGGAGTATGAAGCCGCAGACGCGTTCGCCAATATGGATGAGGTAATCACCGAAGGCCACCGAAACACCACGCTGTCGCGGTTCGCAGGCCGCATCATTGTAAAAATGGATGATACTGAAGAAGCGTATAACCGTTTTTTGGAGGAGACCAGAAAGTGTGATGTTCCGCTCCCGGACAATGAGATTCGTAGCATTTGGAAAAGCGCACAGGGATTTCTGAGAAAAATCAAGTCTACCGGAACCTATGTGGTGCCCAGTAAGTACAGCGGTAAATGTGGTGGCGAAATCAAGTGGGAAACCCCAATACCCTTTGACGAGTTTACGCTGCCGGTCTTCCCCGTAGACGCGCTGCCGAGAGTGGTGCGAGATTATGCTCTGGCAGTATCGGAAAGCACACAGACGCCTGTGGATATGTCGGCATCAGCTGCTCTGGGCGTGCTGTCAATCTGTACACAGGGCAAATACCGCATCCGTGGCAAACAGGACTGGGTGGAGCCGCTCAATCTCTACATTGTAATAATAGCGGAACCATCCGAGCGCAAATCCGCTGTTATCAGTTTTTCAACAAAACCAGTAAACGAATTCGAGTCCGGCTACAACAAACAGAACGCCGCGATAATGGAAGCCAGCCGAATGAAGAAACGCATCTTGGAGCGACGGCAAAAGACACTTGAGGAACAGATGGCTAAGGGCAAAGCCGACCAAGCTGAACTTGATGTCATCGCCGCAGAAATTGCAGAATTCAAGGATAAGACACCGCTGCGGCTCTACGTGGACGATATTACCACGGAAAAGCTCACATCGGTCTTATCCGATGGTGACGGTAAGGCTGCAATCGTTTCAGCAGAAGGTGGTATCTTCGATATGCTCTCCGGCATGTACACAAAAACCGTGAACATCGATGTTTTGCTGAAAGGTCATTCCGGCGACAGTATCCGCGTTGACCGTATCGGTAGAAACAGCGAAAGCATTATGAATCCATCGTTGTCTGTGCTCTTGGCGGTGCAGCCCAATGTTCTCTCCGGTATGATGCAGAACGGCACATTCCGTGGACGTGGCCTCACTGCAAGATTTCTCTACTGCATGCCGACCTCTTTTGTCGGCAGCCGCAAATATCGCACCGATTCAGTCCCGCAGGAAGTTTCAAGAGCCTATTCGACTCTCATATATGACTTGCTGGATGAGGCCAACAATCCTTCAACAGACTGCCCGGAAGAGATTACCCTATCCCCGGAAGCGGACGCTCTGCTCGAAGATTTCGCCAATGAGCTGGAGCCGAAGCTGCGCGACGAAATGTCGGATATCTCCGATTGGGCCGGAAAGCTCGTCGGAGCTGTTCTTCGTATCTCCGGTATTCTGTGCCGTGCAAACAGCACCGTCTGCAGCGTTTTTCTTGACGAACCCACACCGCTGGTCGTTGATGCTGAAATCATGCAAAACGCCATCACCATCGGCAGATACTTCACCGAGCATTCCAAAGCAGCGTTCTCGCTCATGGGAGCAGACCCCATAGTCAAACAGTGCAAGTATGTTTTATCCGCAATTAAGAAAAATGGCCTCGTGGAATTTACGCGTCGGGATATCATGCGTATCTGCCGAGGCATTCGAACTGCCGAAGAAGTGCAGCCCGTGATCGACAGGCTTTCGGAATATGGCTATGTCGTGGCAAAACCTATAAGTGGCTACACCGGCACCGGAAGACCGGCTGCACAGAGCTACCTTGTCAATCCGGCAATCCTGTCCAGCTAATCATGTACCCTCAAAAAAATCATTATATAAAGGAGCAACTACCATGAAGAAAACCGTAAAAAAACTCATGCCCATTCCTGAGGGCTATGTCGTGTTGACCAAAGAATCCACTAGCGTGAAATCGCAGTGGATTGAACAGAAAAACATCTGCCATTTCCGTTTGGCAGAATACGCTGACGGCACCACCGCGCTCTATCGCGTTTACCCCGGCGGAGACCTCAACCATGACTATGAGAGCGTTTTGGTTCAGAAGCTGTACTGCCTGCACTGCGGAGAACCGCTGACCCCAGATTTGGGTTCAGTAACCGGCATCCCTGACCTGTACAACTATCACTGCACCGCTTGCGGACGGAGTATCGAAATCAGCAAGGAGGATTACTAATTATGGACGAGCATGTACGTATAAAGCAGATTCTTCCCATCACGGAGGGCTTCGCTGTATTAACTCTTGGTGAAGATGAAAATGGTCTCCACTGTTTTCATGATTCAGCGAAGGATGGATGGCATTACTTGTTTGCTCTGGTCGATGGCGGAAAAGACGCTGATGACTATGTTGCTGTCTATGAGATGGATGCCACAGGCGATGGAGACATCGATGGGTGTGCATATCGCATTGTACCCAAACGCACATGTCCGAAATGCGGTCGCGATACGACGCCAAGCTGGGATGTTAACGACTCGTGGTATCCGACATACAATTGCTTTTGTGGCTATTCCTTCACACCGAGTCAGTTGAAAGAAGGTGAATCGAAATGATGAAAAACGGAAAGCCGTACTCGAATGAGAACGGTTATGTAGATGACGGGCTAATCACCAGTCACCCGCAAGAGGAAATCGATACGGTCATGAATTGGATTGCCGAGAGCATCACCCCACGCAAAATGCCGCTTGATGGTCACACCAGCTATGGCATTAAGCATCTGTTGCATCGTGACACAGGCATCTACCTTACCAATAACGAGTTCAAAGATGCCATGCTTCAAGCAGGCTACGAGCCCGTTGACCCCAATCAACTCAACTGGCATTACCGCATCAGCAAAAAGTCTAAGGCGTTTGCACTGAAGGTCTGGTAGTCACTTTTGTCCGTTTAGTCCGTTTTGTCCCGTACATTTGTAGGTGAAAATCATGTGCCCACTGCGCTGCTGTATGCCGGCTCAATGCCACGGCAGCGTGGCGGCTCATGGCTTCTGCCTGCGGATACCCTGGGGCGGTTCTATCTCCGGGCAAAACCGGAGCGGACAGTGGCGTGGGGCTTCGTGTATACGACAAGCGAATTAGGCGGGAGACCACAGGAGCATTTATATTTTAGTTTTGTCCCTTGTGTCCGTTCTGTCCTTAGGGGTGGGGGTATCAAAATCTCTACGAATAATTGTTCTGGACAGCGGCGTGGGGCTTCGTGTAGAAAAACGCATAAGTTATTAGGGTATTGACCCCAAAAAATAAAGGAGAAGAATTTTATGGGAAACAGAGGACCGCAACCGGGCACTGGCGGTAGGCCGAGGAAGCCGCTTGCAGATAAAATAACGGAGGGCAAAACAGATAAATTCTCGCACGGCAGCGTTAAGTTGCCGGAGCCTGTGGAATTGGAGGGTGCTGAAATGCCCCCTCCGCACGAATTTCTCTCTGACGAACAAAAAAATGGAGAGGAGCTTGTGGCAACGGAAATATACCAGTCCACTTGGGAATGGCTACGAAAATTTCACTGCGAGCAGCTGGTTACTCGGCAGGGCTTAGAGCAGTACGCTGTGGCGGCAGCTCGATGGATTCAATGCGAAAAGGCCATCTCGACCTTTGGCTTCCTTGCCAAGCATCCGACCACCGGCGCTCCCATTACATCGCCGTATGTCTCAATGGCACGTGAGTATTCCAAACATGCCAACGCCCTGTGGAATCAGATATTCGCAGTAGTGCGTGAAAACAGTTCTATGGACTGCAGCAACTCATGGACGCCGGCTGACGACGTCATGGAGCGGTTGCTGACAATGCGCCGGGGCTGATAGCTCACCGGAGGGAAAAGGAGTGCGGCTATGAAACCGTCAGAAATCAACATCATCACAGATATGCGGCTTAAGGGACAGGGAGCGTCGGCAATTGCGGCTGCGCTCCGGCTCTCGCCCAACACGGTCAAGTCATATATCCGCAGGCACCCGGACTTGCCCGGAACGCATCGCTGCGTCCAATGCGGAAACACATTCTCTCAGCCGACAGGTCGGCGAGAAAAACGGTTTTGCTCGGACAAATGCCGTACCTCATGGTGGAACGCCCATCAGGAGCAAATCAACAAGAAAGCATATTACACTCTCGTGTGTCAATATTGCGGGAAGGAGTTCGAAAGCTATGGCAACAAAAATCGAAAATACTGTTCAAGGACATGCTATCAGCAAAGCCGGGGAAAGCAGCTCAGATAAGTATTCGCCGGATACGCTTATGCGGTATCACACAACCCTTGCCCTCATTGATGGGCTGGTAGCGGACGGCTGCTTCACGCAAGCCGACAGGCGAAAAGCATACACAATAATCAATAAGAAATACGGCCTATCTTCGGACAGTATATATGCCGAAATCGCTTGATATATCTCGCTTTTAGAGCAATATATAGAGTACCAAATTTTGATACAAGGGAGGGTAAAACATGGAACGCAGCATTACACAGACCGCCTTTTTGAAGCCACTGTCAGAGCAGCTGATACGGGTCGCAGGGTATGCGAGAGTATCCTCCGGCAAGGATGCGATGCTCCATTCACTTGCTGCACAGGTCAGCTACTACAGTGATTACATTCAGAAGCACCGAGGCTGGTCTTACGTCGGCGTCTATGCCGATGAAGCGAAAACAGGAACAAAGGATTCACGCGATAACTTCCAACGCCTGCTTGCCGACTGCCATACCAGGAAAATCGATTTGATTATTACGAAGTCGATTTCACGCTTCGCTCGTAACACGGTCACCTTATTGGAAACGGTGCGGGAGTTGAAAGGGCTCGGCATCGACGTGTGGTTCGAGGAACAAAACACTCATACCATGAGCGCTGATGGAGAGCTGATGCTCTCCATTTTGGCGTCTTATGCCCAAGAGGAGAGCCGCTCGGCAAGCGAGAACCAGAAATGGCGTGTCAAACGCAATTTCGAGGATGGCATACCGTGGAACGGCACCATGCTTGGCTACCGTCACATAGACGGCAAGCTGGCGGTCGTGCCGGAGGAAGCGGAAACTGTCAGGAAGATTTTCGATTATTATATCACAGGGATGGGCATTACGGCTGTTATGAAAATGCTGAATGCAAATCATATTAAAACCCGCTTCGGCAATCCGTGGTGCAAAAGCAGCGTGATGACGGTTTTACGCAATTACACCTACACCGGAAACCTTCTGCTTCAGACCACATTCCGCGAAGATTATCTCACAAAGCGAACGCTCATCAACAACGGGGAGCTTCCGCAGTACCACACCGAGAATGCCCACGAAGCCATCATCCCGCTGGAAACCTTTAATGCGGTGCAGGCAGAGATAGCGCGACGGGCGGCAAAGCATACGCACCCCGGCAGTTCTCAGAAAGTTTACCCCTTTACGGGTCTTCTCACCTGCGACATTTGCGGGAAACATTATCGCAGAAAGGTCACTGCCGCCGGACCCGTGTGGATATGTGCCACCTACAATACACTCGGCAAGGCAGCCTGCGCTTCCAAGCAGATACCGGAGGAAACACTGATAGCGGTAACCGCCGAGGTCATGGGCACAGATAACTTTGATGCAGAAGCTCTCCACAATAAAATAACGGATGTCAGAGTGGCAGAGGGCAACACCTTGGTATTCTGCTTCAAGGACGGCACAGAAGCCGTTAAACGATGGGCAGACCGTTCCAGAGCGGAGAGCTGGACGCCTGAGATGCGGGATGCCGCCAGAAAGAAAACATTGGAGCGAGGTGAACGTTGATGGCAGCAAAGAATATTACAATTATTCCGGCAACAAAGATGATGCATACGGGTCTGCCATGCAATGCCGCAGTCAAAAAACGTGTTGCCGGTTATGCCCGCGTCTCCACCGACAGCGAGGAACAGCAGACAAGCTACGAGGCGCAGGTGGATTACTACACCAAATACATCCAGTCAAAGCCTGAGTGGACATTCGTCAAGGTCTATACGGACGAGGGCATTTCGGCATTGAACACCAAGCACAGAGATGGTTTCAAAGAGATGATTGCCGATGCTCTGGACGGTAAAATCGACCTTATAGTTACAAAATCCGTCAGCCGCTTCGCACGGAACACGGTCGACAGCCTTACCACGGTACGAAAACTCAAGGAAAAGGGCATCGAGGTATATTTTGAAAAGGAGGGTATCGCCACCCTTGACAGCAAGGGCGAGCTGCTCATCACCATCATGTCTTCGTTGGCCCAGGAAGAAAGCCGGAGCATTTCCGAGAACGTCACATGGGGTCAGCGGAAGCGTTTTGCCGATGGCAAGGTCAGCGTTGCTTATGGAAAGTTCCTCGGTTACTGCAAGGGCGCAGACAGCATTATGGAGATTGTGCCGGAGGAAGCAGAAACCGTGCGAAGTATCTACCGCCAGTTCATTCAGGGCAAGACCACAAATGCGATAGCTGCCAGCCTCACAAGGAACGGTGTTCCCACACCGGGTGGTAAAGAAAAGTGGCAGGCCACCACGATTGAGAGCATTCTCACCAATGAGAAATACAAGGGAGCGGCGCTCCTGCAGAAGAAATTTACAACAGATTTTTTGACAAAAAAGATGAAGCCTAACGAGGGCGAAGTTCCTCAATTCTATGTTGAAAACAGCCATTCGGCGATTATCCGTCCAGAAGAATGGGATAGAGTCCAAAATGAAATGGTACGGAGGAAAGCAACCGGACGGCACCACAACAGCCTAAGCCCATTCTCGGCAAAGCTTATCTGCGGAGACTGCGGTGAGTATTATGGCTCAAAGGTATGGCATTCCAACAGTAAGTACCGCCGTACCATTTGGCAGTGCAACGGCAAATTCAAGGGTGTCGAAAAATGCCGAACACCTCATTTATATGAAGATGACATCAAAGAGATGTTCTTGAAGGCGGTCAGCGAGTTGATGATTGACCGCGAGGCTCTCATCGATGATGGCAGGGTTCTGCATACGGCATTCACTGATTTCAATGCCATCGATAAGGAGGTCGCAGAGATAACCAGCGAGATTGATGTGCTTTCCGGGCTGGTTCAGAAGCTGGTTGACGAGAACGCTAGTACTACACTCGACCAGACGGAATACCGAAGCCGCTACGATGGCTATATCGACCGCTACGACAAGGCAAAAATGCGGCTGGCGGCATTACAGGAACAGCGTCAGCTTCAGGAGCTCAAGGGCGATATTCTGAGCGGATTCCTCTTTGAGCTCGGTGAACTGTACGACCTGCCGATGGTATTCAAGGACGAAACATGGAATGCACTGGTTGACCATGTGACCGTCCACGAGGACGGCAGGCTGGTTTTTACCTTCAAGAACGGTTCCGAAGTTTCGGAACTGCTGTAATAAAAAGCATCATTATATTATGAAAGCCCTCTTTTAAACAGAGGGCTTTTTTCATACCCTCGATTGAACCGAGGGTGCTCTATGGTAAACCAATCAAAAAACGATAGCTAAGTCAATAAACGAATTGAAGCGTATATGTGGTGATTAAGCAAGAATACACAACTATAAAAAACACTATATATTGTGGTTCATAAAGAACAGTGGGTGCATTGGTTTGATGAAAAGCCCAGTATTACAGCCTTTCTGGGCATAAAAAAACGTTAAGGTAACTGATACGATTGTATCAATTACCTTAACTGTTATGTGTTTCCTACGATACTTTGATACAATGCACCATTTTCTGTTGTCGGCGGGCTTTCGTTAACGAGCAGGGTATCGTTAACGAGCAGTATGACGATCATTTCGGCCTAATGGCGCTTATCATCGCCAGCGCGCCAGTGATGCCCTTCGTCGCGCACCTCGCCACAGCGGACGCAGGTGCAGCCGTTCCATTTATGTATGAAGCACCTCATGCACAAGCCCCCCTTAAATTCCAGTAGTATATGCTGCTTATCTATTCTGATTTAAAGCTTACTTACTGTCACGGTTCTCTTTGACATTCCGTTAGAAATAGTAAATTCTCCTCCTTTAAACGCACATTCCATATCACCTTTGTTCCATTCCTGATGATTCTCAATTATGTCCTTGCGACTTTCGGCGCTCAGCTTCTTCACCAAAGCATCTATTTTTTCGTATCCCCCTTCATAGGTCGAGCTTGCATTATAGATGGCATATATAGGAGAATGATTCGCATAACTCTCAAACAAGTTGATTAGAGTACCCTGCTCTTTCATTTGCATTATTGCCTGTACGCAAATATCCACTCCCGTTCTTTCGCTTATACCAACCTCTATGACAGGTGTTTTGGCGGCGACAGATCTTGTTTGCTTCGTAGAGGCAACTTTAAACAGCATTTCTTCGTCAGTTAAATACTTGAGCGCCACAAATATCGGATCTACAGGAAAGGCTCTGTTAAGTACGAATTCCAGTATTTCGTTTTGTGAAGATTTCAATAACGCCTTTTCAAATTTCTTTCTTCTCTTTTCCGAATAAAAACTCGCTATATCAAATAGGCTTTTTGTTCTCATAAACGCATAACACCTCTCCTAATTTCTTATCTGCCGCCACGAACACCGCCGTGGAAAATACCTTCGTCGGCATTAGCGTCGTATTCCTGTCGCCGTATTTCTTCTTGAGTAAGTGAAGATGTTTCTTTCAGTTCTTTAACCCTTGTACGTTCCTCCGCAATCACATTCCGTTGGATGTTCTGGGCATCAAGAGCGTCAAGAATCTGAATAACCATGTCTGGAAATCTTTCTGCATACCCGGTTATTTTACGAATTAGGTAAGCGTCGTTAAACACTTGTGGCAGCACTTCGCCATGCAATGTAATGAGGCTTGCATACGCTTCAATCGCCTTTTCATCGGTGCGGGCGCGTCCATAGGGGCTTAAATAGTATTTTCCGCACGATTTGCATCGCTGGAGATCGGTAACTTCTCCATCTACATATTCATACTGATGCTCGACTTTGCCACATCGGGTACATTCACATCTTATGAAGGTATGCTGAATATCCCGTGTTTTTCCGCAGTTCAGGCATTTTTCCCGGCATTGACCCTCTATCAATTGCCATTGATGCTCGATTGTTTCTGTAGTTCCGCAAACGCGACAGCGCCGGGAGCATTCATTGGACAGACGCTCCCATTTATGCCCGAAAGCTTTACAGAGAAATCCCATAGTTACACCTCCTCACATCTGTTACTGTGCTTGTTGCATGGGTGACTTATCACGTTAATCCTTGTATCGGTGAATAGGTGAACTGACAGTTCACATTGGATAATTCCTGCCAAATCAGCCCTTAATAGCTGTCGTTATGCTCGTAGCCGGTGCGATAGCCGCATTTAGCACATATAAAGCGATAGGTGAGAAACATCCTGTCCTCAGTCGGTATAAACTCCCATTCCCCCTCGGTGAAGCAGTGGGGACAGTAGTACTTGGTTGCATAGGGGCTACCGGCATCAAATGTAATCTCTTGATTGCAGTTGGCACAGGACACGGTTTGCTTGCCCCGTACAGTTATAACGCCATGTTCGTCATGGGATTTCCAGTAATGGCGCGGATTATCGAGCATTTTACGGCATTTAACACAGCGGCAATTATTATAGTCATGCTCCTCATCACGCACCGCACCGCATTTACGGCAGGTGCAGCCGTCCCAGTCGTGATCTTCGTCGCGTAGTCTGCCGCATATTTTGCATTTACAGTGTTCCCACTCATGTTCGCGCCGAGCGCCACACAATACGCATAGGCAGGACTCCTTATCTGAGCCCCATTGATGGTTCTCGTCTCTTTTTTCATTGCAGCGCAGGCAAATACAGCGAAGCCACTTATGCCCGAACAATTTACATATTAGATTCATAATAGCCCTCCGTTCTGCTAGCGCCGATAAAACCTATTTGAGCCCTCCAAGTTTTTAGTTCTTGTCTATGCGTCCAGCAAAATATTCGTCACACCTTCGATACCTCAAATAAGTTCTGTGCCAAATGATTGATTGTCAGTATCCTTGCTTCATGTCGTAATCATGCCAGATTTGCTTCATATCAACGTCTGCGGAGTCATCATCAGTGGCGGCAGGCAATTGAGGACTGAAATAGTCCCGCACGGTTTGAGATACCGCTTTTGTCGGCAGTAGATCGCGATATGGTATGCCGCACATCATAAATACTTTTTTTGCATCTGCCAAAAGCCAGAGATCATTCTCCGTGATGTTCCCTATCAGAAGATACTGGAGAAGAGTTTCAGCTTGCATATATTTCATAATAATGTGCTTTGTGTATTGGCAGGGAGTAACATCAAGAATATGAAATTTTTCATCTTGCTGCAATTGCCCTTCCGAAAGCATATACCGCAACTTTTTTTCAGCGCTTTTACTTAACTCGTTTCTTAACCAGACTGGTTTTCTGAAAAACACTTCTTTTCCCCCTTCCGGAATTCTATCAATCTTTAACCCCGATAAAAGCAAACACGCCGGATGCGATGCCGATAAAGATGAGATACCCGAGAGCAACCCAACCGTCGCCGTAAGCGTCGTTCCAGATGTTAATTGCAAACACTACAGACACCGCGCCACCTGTGAGTATCGCACAGAGGACAGCAAGCACAGTGTTACCATTCACGTCGCTCCATTGCGCTATTTTGTTCTCAACCCACGTCACAGCGATATAGGCGGCGATAAAAGCGGCGTAGAAAAGCAAAATCAACGGACCCGCATTTTGTGTCCATTCCTCGATTCTGAATGATAACGGCGGCGCATATCGGAAAAGTACAAAGCCGAGTGTGGCGCTGATGAGCAGTAAGGCAACCCACCCGATAGTCTTCCTCAAATAATACATTTTTGTTTTCCTCTCGCAATCGGCAGAACTCTACAATTCCTCAATCCAGTATGTGATGGATATTGTATTTAGCTCGGTATTGCTCATTTTCATTCGTTCATTTTGCAGCATCTCTTTTGCTTTTTCTTCCGCCTCGGTGTATGTGCCTGAAAAAAGCAGTTTTGTTTGCAGATAGCTGTAATAGTCCGAGTCATCCGAGACATAGTCGGGCGCATCGCACGCGCTTCCTATCGTGATACTATACGTCTTGCGCGGTTCCGTTGTTTTAGCTGTCATTTGCCTTTCCTCCTAAATTACCATCCGTGTGTATATGTGCTTGCCGAGCCGAATACAATCTTTGCATTTGGGCAGTTAGAAAACGGCTCGTTTCCGATGATTGGGCGCATAAATTGATAGCTGATGTATACCTTCTCCAAAAGCGGGCAGTTGCAAAACGCACCGTCCTCAACAACGATGCCGCCGGAGAAGGAACGAATCTCGATTGTCTTCAGATTTGCACAACTATCAAAAGCCCCGGCGTGTATCGTCACTGTTTCACGCTCTTTACAGCCGTACAACAAATTCTCAAGCCTTTGGCAGCCGGTGAAGCAGCCCTTGAGGAAATGCGGCATGTAATTCAAAGTAAGTCCGCGATATTCTTCGTCAGCATAACGTACCGGCGCTCTTTTGTTTCCCGTTGCAATAAAACCGTGTTTTAGAAGTCGCTCTATATCAATTTTATCAAGCCCCGGCTTCTTTGAAAACAATCCCATGGTAACCTCCTCGTATAAGCCATTCTTTTACCCACTCTCAATAACGCTTAACGAACCATTAATGTGGATCGCAAGTATCAAGCGCCAATTTCAGCTTATCAAAACGGTCAACGAACCAATCATAGCACTCAGTCTGTTGCTCGGTGGCAAAGTAGTCTATATCTCTACTGTGAATAATTCGCCTCTGCACACTACTGCTTCTACTTGTATTCCAATCGAAATTATAACCACACAGGGACTCTATTTCGGCTTTCTTTTGCTCAAGGCGCTTGAAAGCGTCGATGTTGTATGTGTATACAAGAATGCGAGCCGTATGTCCTTGGGTAATAGTAAAAGAGATGTGGTAATCATGACCGTTTGAAGGAACGTCGTACCAATTCTGCCCCGCAGGTTTTCTTGATGCAATGTCACTTCTGTTAATCGAATTACAGTAATCGGCAAATCCAATCCAAAAACTCAATTGCTTTTGGGATAGATCGGAACCGTCCGTAAAATACCCATTAGTATCTTGTGTAGACGATTTTTGCGCCGGTATTGTTGGCATCACATCATCAGGTATTTCAGGCGGCACACTGCGTCCATCAAACAGGAATTCGAGATGCAGAATGGCTGTTTTTTGCACATCGTCGCCAAACGATATGTTCCAGCGATTTTCGATAAATGTCAACAGCTGTATTCCACGGTCATAAATATGCTGCGCATCCCAATCGGCTTCTTTTGAGACTTCAATCTATGAGTGAGAGCCGTTCTCATACCCGCGACGACCGGG